AACCCTTAAAGTAGCAGCAGAAGGAATCATTGAAGAATTGGATCCTTCTGCCCATTCAACTATTCTTCACACCAACATGACACTTGACCATGCTATTAATGGTCACCCACGATTTCCGCACATCGACCAGATTGACATGAATACATCACCTGGCCTTCCGTATTGCATGGAAGGAAAGACTAAACGTGATTTGTTCAACTATGTCGACGGCAAGTACCATCCCGGACCGCGCTTGCAGGAGGAGATTGACACTTACATCTCTGACCTCGAGAACGGCGTTGAACCTGATTTTGTTTATTTGGACACATTGAAGGACGAGCGCCGCCCAATTGCCAAAGTGCAGGCCGGCAAGACCAGAGTGTTTTCCATAGCACCAGTCTCATGGACTATTCTTGGTCGATTACTGTTTTTGCCAACTATTTCTCATCTCACGCAGATTCGCGATAATACACCGTTGCGAGTCGGTATGAATAAAGGATCTGTGGAGTGGAATTCACTCGGTAAATACTTAGAAGAAGTTGGCAATGATAGTGTGCTAGATTTCGATTATTCGCAATTTGATTCTAAAGCAGATCTGAACACATCACTAGTTGCACGCGAGATTCTGTGTCGGTTAGCTGACATGATTGGAAATCCCGAATTTTCAAAGATCCGACGCCGTTACTTGGTGTGTGACGCTATGCCGCGTCATTATTACAAGAATTTCATTATTGCGATTATGGCCACGTCGTCTGGTTTTATGGCGACAGTTTGGATCAATAATCTAATCAACAAACTCTATATCCGCTCCGCCTATCTGGAGCTCGTTCCGAGCAGCTTGGCAACAAACTACTGGTTCAGAGTAATGGTTAGAATTGCCGTTTATGGTGATGATCTAATTATGTCAATTCGCGCCATTTTGCGTGACACTTTTAATTTTAAGACTATCCAACAATATTTTGCTGCTAGAGGCATCGAAATAACGAGCGCCGCTAAAGGCGACACCAGTGATTTCCGTCCCTTGGACGAGTGCACATTTCTAAAATGCGCTTTCGCTCGCCAAGGAGACCGTTACGTTCCCAAAATGGAGTACGACGCGATGGTTGAACCACTCAATTGGATTCGCAAGAATAAATATGAGAACCCAGACAAATTGTGCGAAGATAACTGCAATTCAGTACTACGCACAGCCTATTTTCATGGGCCAGAAACTTTCGAGCGTATTCGCGCCGCTGTGCTTCAGCACAAACCAAAATACAACTTATTGGAGTACTCCACACTGGACTATCAGTATTACACCGATGGAGCAGCCGTCAATGAAGACGGTACTTTCTTTTTCACTAACACTGGAATAGAACCCAAAATATTCTTTGGAGACAGAAGAATGCCTACTTTACTACCAGAGCAACCTTACGAGGACTCGAACCAACAAACAGTTGAAGGCGCAGACTCTGACCACAACATGCAATCACAATTTATCGAACAACATTATGAACAACCCGAAGCCGAAGCCCAATCCGGAGACTTGGATTCATCCGTGCCTATCATGGACAAAAGCGTTGGAGTTACACTAGCCGAACAAAGTTCGACTGGTGTGATTCCGCGTATTGAACAAGTCGCGACTGCCGCTCCGCGGGCCTCTGCTGTGAACACCGATTCACCTTATACACTCAACATGCAAGTCGAGCGCTGGAATCTCGTCCGTACGGACGAGTGGAACGCGGGCCAG